CAATTCATCATTTGAATATGTAGCTATAGGATAACCATCAAGGGTAGTTTCGCCAAAGTAGCTACGACTTATCTTTAATGAGTGTTTATTCTTTTTCATTTTTCTTTGCCTTTTACAATATTGTACACTTGTTTTAACTCATCTGTTGATAAGCGTTTGAAATCAAAAGAACTGATAGCGTAGACGAGTTTCTTGCGAAGATTCTCTTCTTTAACATCTGATATTTCCTTTTCTGTAGGAACAGATATTCTTCTAACATTCCATCTATCACTACCGCATTGCCAGCCCGAATCTCTTCTAAATCTAGCGTTATTAACAACAATTTGAGTCTTTGTCACTTTATCAACCTTGGCGATACGTCTGCGATGCATACCTATAACTAGTACATCATCACCAGCAACCAAATCTTTAAGCTCTTTCATTACTCACCTCCTTTGATAATTAAATCAAGTAGTTCTTCCACAAATACCCAATCAGTAAAAGTATATGCTCTAACTCTAATTTCCCACATTTCTTGATATGTGTCACAAGCAGTTTCATTTAACATAGCGTTCATATCGTAGAGCTTTATATTACTATTCACTTTTGAGAATGCGAGAATCTTTCCATTATCATTTCGAGGAACTTCGCTAGCATGGTGAAGCAATTCATTCAAATCGTTCAAGAACTCATTGATAGCCCAATTAGCACCTTCTTTGAAGCTATCTTTGCCCATAAGACAAATCATTTCTTCCTCAACCTCGCCACTATTGTATCTAGCATACTCTGTCTCAATATGCTTATTAGCAGCTTCTTCTATTTTCTTATCGTCTATCATGATTATTTCACTCTTTTGAATTGAACATTCTTTCCGTCTTTTCGCTCATTTGATGCGCACTTGATTCGATTGCACATGTCTATATTGATACAGCTTATAATCTCATCAAAGAAACAACCAGTACAATCAGGTTTCTCGGTCTCTACCACCTTTAAGGTTATTTCTGAGCCTATAGGTAAATCTTCCATAATTACACCTCCTCGTTGTATTTATAAACAAGCCCGACAACCAAATTGACAAGTTCGTGATTTGTCATAGCTCTAGTGTCTGTATTACAAAGTCTCAGCTCATCAATGATACGTTCTGCAACCTTTTTGATGTGTCCCATCTTAGAAAGAGGGAAACGCTCAATGTCGGCAGCCTTATCAAGATGAAAGCACTCACGAAGGTAAGTGCCACGGATATGCTCTATTGTCGAACTTCCTCGAGTGACTACCCATACGCCCTCTTCTAGAGGACTATACGAGAGCATACTAACAGGCTCATACTTTCCATTTATCTTTCTATATAAAGTTTTCGATATATCAAGGTCAGGAATCTTGTATTCCTGATAGCGACCTTTACTGTTCTTTGTGTACAGCGTTGGAATCTTTTTCATTTTTCTTACGTTTTAGTTTAAGTTGTCTCATTTTTGCCTTTACTGCACCAACAGATCGTCCTAGAGCCTTTGCAAGTTCTTCATCAGAAATCTTGTCAAAGTTGCGTGACAGGAAGTTAACCTGGATGCCATTCCAAGGTAGGAATGCGTTATTCTGGTGTTCTTCACCATGGTAGTCAACGCCATTAAGCTTCAGTCCTTCGTCGGCAGCGTTGTCTATCCTTTCCGGATTGCATACCTTCATTGCAACCACCTGCAAAGCCCTGTAAATCTGACCGCCTTCCTTGAAGTATTCAGCATCCTTATCAGGTATAAGGATCCTGGCAACCTCTCTCATCGAGGCATACATGCCATACATAGACTGTATGAATTCTCCGCAAGGTCTTATGCTGCCGGAACTGATGCCACGTTCACTCATAACGTCATCAAACTTCGTACACATATCGTGCAGCATGATTGACAGGTTGTAGGCTACGCATGCATACGCCTGAAGCTTGTGTTCCTTGATGTTGTTTTTCAGAAGAATGTTGTCTGTCGTATAGAAGAGTCTCTGTATGTCAATCTTCAGGTCTTCCTCCATGCTGTCTGTAATATCAAGCCAGAGTTCATACTGCGAAATCTCGGTAGTATACTTCTTGAATATACCTATAAGAGTCTCAGAACGGGAGAATGCCTCCTTTATGCGATACTTAAGTTCATGCTTAAACAGGTCCTTCCTCTCACTGAGATTGTCGTGCAAGTCTTTTATTGCCGTCTGTGTGATTGTAGCGAGAGAACCGATAATGAGGTAATAGAGCGAAGTGATATGGTCTACTGTTTCCCTGTCAGGCTCCTTGTAGTTGATGAAGAATGCTCCTTTGGGTGTGAAATTATATGCCGACATTCCTACACCTCCTTCTTTACTGCCAATGCACAACTGATACAGAAGAGCATCAGAAGCGAAAGGAAAATGTGTTCGACCATAAAGCAGATGAACCCGTAACCTGCGATAATTGCTGCGATGATAAGCAGGATCATCACTATTGTATGTTTGTATCTCTTCATATTTACTTTGATTTAATGTTTCCGTATGCAGCCATATAGCTATCAAGCTGCTGCGTTGCGTGAACTAGTTTTTGATTGTAGTTATCTCGTTCAGCCCTAGCCTTAGAGATAAAGATAAAGCAGACAACGAATGATATCGCTACTGTTGTCACGATAAACAACCAAGGCAGCTTGTGTACTGCCTTATTGATTGCTCTTCCTATATTTCTTAGGATAACCCAAGAATAAACACCTATGAACACTACCGCTTGTTTTGTGGTTGCGTTCTCAATACGTTCTTTCTGCGTCATTTTGAGATATTTTTTATTAATGATTATATGTGACAATCATACATCGTTAGAAGAGTGTCAGGGGGAAGTGATGCAAGAAGTTGTTTCACTTCTTCGCTCCATGCATCTTTGTCTTTTTCGTCTGATACTACGGCAAACCAACCCATTTTGCCACACTCGTACCATTTTCCGTCTTTAACGACAGCGAATACTTTTATATCTTCAATATTTGATATATCCTTTATGCGAGCTTGGTCGCAACGACCTTCTGCCCTTAGTTGTTTGAGATAGTCAAGCTCTTCTTTCGAATAGAATGCTGCAATTTTAGGATAGAACAATGGAGCATACATTGATATATCCTTTAATTTAAGTCTTCCTGCATATCTACCACCCATCTGATACCAATCCCATTTAGCATCATTATTATAGGTGCGCCAAACACTACCGTCCTCATGTATCTCAATATTCTCGCTTCCATCATCTATATCCATACGGTAATATTTCACGGCATCCTCGTACATCTGTTCGTCCGTCCAGTTAAGATGCTTTGGAAATTCGTTCTCGATATAATTTGCATGTTCCTTGCAACAGTTGGCAAGATATGCATCTTTATCTTGTAGGAACACATCATAGTAATTCTTTTTGTATTTCTCAATCTCCTTACGTTTCTCACTAATAAGCTGCTCTTTAGTCATGTATAAATGCATAGGCAGCTCTAGATTTTCATCATACTTGGCGAGTTGTTTCTCTGGCTCATCGCCAATTACCAATGTTAAAAAATGACTCATATCTATATATATTAATTTGTTTTCAATTCTAGAATTTACTTGGTTCGATTGCACCAGTTATCGGTAGATTTCCAATAACCAGCTAACCATATTTCTTTTGGTGTCGCGTCAGGATGCTCACTGAGCCATTCCTCTGCCATTTTACTTACGTCTGCCATTTTTGTCTCGTTTTGATTCTTTTTCAAGTTTTCTTTTTAGCTTTTCAAGAGGTGACTTTTCAATATCAACACCCTTTAAGCGGCAATGCTCTTCATAAGAAATTGCTTTTCTTCTAGATTCCTCATCTTCTTTCTTTTGTTTCTCAGCTAACTTCTGAGAATCAATTTCAGCTCTCTTTTCGTATAGCTTACACATATACTTGTCGAGCGCAATAAAAAGTCTCTGAGGATTCACGGTCTTTCCTACATAGATTTCTCCATACTCACCCATAGAAAACTCGTAGAAGAATCTAGTAAGTTCACTAGGCGTAAGGTGATAGTATTCTTGCCTAATACGCTGCGCCATCGCTTTGAACTGATAAGGAGTGGTCGAATCAATAGCACCAATAACCATAAACAAGTCAATAAGCATTATCTTAATCCAAAACTCGCTTGCGCCATCTTTGAAGTACTTATCAATACTAACTAATGACATACCGCCTCTAGCTACAGAATCATATACAGATGTAATTGCATCTGTTCGATTTTGCAAGGTAGGATATTTGTCCAGGAATAGCGCATATTGTCCGCCGTATTTTTCCACCGCTTGCTTGCATTCAGTCGGCAAGGATTGAACTAATTTTGTTGAAAGTTCGTTGCTGTTGTTCATAACTATTCACACCATTATTTTTAGGAGCGAACAACCCTGCATAGTTGTTGCCCATAGAATACTCAACAATAACTTTTGCGTATTCGGGATTTCCGCTTGACAACTGTAGAAGTTTCTTTTTAAGAGCCTCTAACCCACGTGGCTTGTAAGTCTGACGTTTTTCTTTCTTGTATGCAAGCCACATATCAAGAGCCTCCTGACAAATGTAGATTTGCTCTTGAGGTTTAACTTCTTCGACCACTTCTGCCTGCTGTTCTTCTGCCTCAAAGTCAGATAAATCTTTTCCTAAGGAGAAGGCAGCGCCCATACAAAAGATTTTCTGCTTTTCCAGGTCATTCGGGAAAAGCTCACTCGACTTCTGTCTGATTTCTTTAGGTAACATCATTGTTTATAAATATTGTTTGGAATTCTGAATATCATGTTCGATGTGCAGAAGCGCGATGTACTCCTCAGAAGAAGGAATATATATGCCGGCTATGTTACTAGACCAGTTTCTGAAACGTTCGATAGCCTCAGACAGCTCTTCTTTCGTAAGCTTTGCGGTCGATATTACGTATTCCCTGTCTGTTCCGAGCAGATCATCGTGCTTTTGTCGCACAAACAAGTCTCTATTAACAATCCTCTTGAAGTAACAGGTCTTGACTTCATCTAGAGTGTTGCCGGTCTGCAATCCGAAGTAAGCGAGTATCGTGTGAAGGTACTTCAACTGTTGAAGCGTTTTCGCCTTCTTTTCCACGACCTCTACCATACTCTGCTTCTCAATCAGCTTCTCTATCTTCAATCTGAGATTCTGCACTTCAAGAGGATTCTTGGTATTATACATCATACTATTTCAGCATTGAATGTATCTTTAATCAGATTCAGCTTGCCAGTAAGGCTAAAACGGGAGTTGATCAGATTGTCCTGCCGGTGCTCCTGGCTGCTGTGCCGGTGGAAACGGATTGTTTGGATTCATCGGGTTTGGTGCTCCGGCCATAGCTGCTTGTTGTGCTGCTTGTGCTGCCTGGGTGCCTGTCTGAGGATTCATATTGTAGCCACCCTGCATAGGAGCCTGCTGACCGCCCTGGCGAACGACCTGCCAAGCATTCACTGAGTTCCACCATTTTCCATTAAACTCACGCGCGTTGATGTCAAATGATACTGTCACTTCCTCACCAACCTGCAAGTTAAACTCTGTGATTTTGTCACCAAGAACATCGAAAGCTACCCTCTTAGGGTACTGCTCGTGAGTTTCGATGACCGCAGTTTGGGAACTCCATTGTGTTCCCCTAGCAGATGTTCCGCTTTTTGTCGGCAACACCGCTATAATTTTTCCTGTTATTTCTGCCATTTAATTATTTATGATTTCGTTAATAAAATCGTTTGCGAGTATTACTCTGTCTTCCATCAGCTTGATATCATCCTCTACTCTGTCTATCTCAGCCCAGTGAATAGGCTTTGACAGCCAAGGACAATATACGATGAATATTCCACCTTTGGCGCCGGTACAGCTCATCTCAGCCATCATCTGCCAGTAGTACTTCGGCTCGGTTTCTTTGAGCGATGCGGCATCGTGGATGAGAGTTCGGTATTTCATATAAGTATTTATGTTCGGGCATTTGACCTCGATGATTTTGAGGTCTTCGCCGTCACGACCATAGATTGCTCCGTCAGGAGAAGCCGCGAAGTAAGGGATTGTATCGTGTTTGCAGGAAGAAAGCTCAGTAATCTCACCTTCAGGGAAGTTCATCTGCATGTAGAGAGCCTTGGCAGCATCCTCCTGATCAGCACCCCACTGCATTGCCTTGGTGTTTACAGATACTTGGTCGATATAATCTTGAAAGATTCCGTCATCATTCAAGAAGTCTTTGTTAAAAAGACGTTCGCCTGCAACCTGATAAAGATACGATTTAGCTGTATCTGAGAAGACTTCATCTTTCTTACGCCCAGACTTCATAATGTCGGCGATTTTAGAACCTGTCAAAAAACCGACGCGGCTACGGAACCACGAAATCGACCTCTGTTCTACGCCATCGGTAATCATTTCTTTTCCTCCTTCTTGGCGGCATCAGACTTGGCAGCATCAGCGGCCATAGCGGTGATACTCTTTTTGTTCTCTTCCTTTCGGTACGGCTTCATCAGCTCATCGACTGTTGTATCGCCGTCTTTGAGTGACTGAGTAATACCGAGAAGGATGGCGATTTGGTCTGCCTTAATCTGATTGACCGTCTGCTTACCACAGAGCATCACAACCTCCTGTTCGGTGATACCATACTCATCCTTGAAGAAATCGATGCACTTCTTGCGTCTTGCAACAAGCTTCTCTTCATCGGACAAATCACCCGTAATGAAGTGTTGAGCAGCTTGATATACCTTATCGGTAATTGCCTTTGGAATGACAGAGAATACCGCATTACGATAAGCGATAGAATTTGCAGCATTACCGGTAACTGTAATCATATCATCAGTGAAGCGCTTTCCACCCTTACCGACAATAGAGCGACGCACCTCAAATGCTGTAGCTACATTGTTCTCCAAATCCCAACAAGTACCACGACTGATAACTTGCTTGTCCGTGATCTGAACAACCTTTGCTTCTGCTCTCATATTTCCCCAATTTGAAACAAGAAGCTTGGCAAGATGAACGCTCGGGCCAGTAATAGGCTTACCTCCTCGTGGAAGCGCATATCCGCAACTCTGTGCGGTTGCATAGTCCATTGTAGCCATAGCGATTGAGTTGTTTACACTTCTTGCAAGGTCTCTAGGATACTGCTTTGCCGTTGCGACCTGAGAATCAACGTTTGCTCGTTCTACAGCATCCACTTGAATGATACCCTGGTCATGACTAACCTGCATGACCTCGTATCCTGGATTTTCATTTTCCATTATTTTTTTTGTTTAAAATTAATCACTGATACTTCCATTCCCAGTCTTTGCAAACGTAATCTCCATTGTAGCTTGCGTTAGGATCAGTACAAATCTGAAGGAAGATACAATCGTGACAACTCCTCTTATAGTGGAGAGCGAATCTACTGTTTGCCATACCTGGAATGATTAATGTATTCTATCTAAATATCTGAAGTAAGTTTCCACGGTCGCCACATCACCTTTTTCGTTGACGTAATCGTAGTGAAGTGGAATCTTACCGAGTTTTCTGCCCTCACCTTCGATATAGTTGAGGTATGCCGCCTTTTTGACCAGCTGTAGTGACTTGCTCCGTGGAAGTTCCATGAGGCACGTATGTACCTTACGCAAGTCAAGTACAGCAAAGGCCATCTTGGCGGGCATTCTTGCTATTCTGTTATCTATTTCTGTCATTACACTTCCATAATAGGAATCTCAGGACAGAGCTTACGAATCTTGTCAAGCTCCGTATTGATGATCTTGTCGCGGGATTCTTCGATGATACATTCTGCATCAGCAGAGATAAGCGTCAGTAATGCCATGTTGCCTTCGACGTGAGCGATAGTCTCAATTGAAAGCTTCTCAGGCTCTGCGCCCTTGAAAATAGGAATATTGATAGTGAACGATGGAGGAAGATTAGAGTCTACAGCTTTCTCATAGTTGTCAGTCACGGAACCATTGTCGCTGTATTCCTTCTTGATTGTTGTCTGAACCTTCGCCGAGAAGCTCTTGAGGAGATTGACGAGTTCCATGTTCTTCTCCTTCGTCTCGAAGAAAGAACGGTTGAGTCGGAAGAAGTCACCAAGCTGTACCGGTTTCCACAACTGACCGTCATTGATATGGAATCCCGCAAACTGACGAGACAGCTGAATAGAGCCGATGATTGTCTGTGTAGTGCGCTCATCATTCTCGTTTGTAACAAGAGCAACAACGAGCTTCTCTCGATTAACCAGGATATGCGTATGCTCTTTGTCAATCTGCTCTGTACCCCAACGCTTCTCAAGGAAGGCATAGACGCAGGTAATAACACCGTCTACCTGAAGATTAAGAGGCTCCTTTGCAGGAAGCTTATAAGGGTTCTCGTTACCTACCTCACGGAGAACAATCTCCGCATGATCCTGTCCAGGAGCAAAATTTACTTGCATTTTTTCATTGTCCATTTTATAAAATGTCTAAAAGTTAAAACAAAGTGAAAGCAGACTACATAGCCTGCTTATCACGGTTAATTGAGTATACATTGCTAGGGAGCTCGTCACGTGTCGCCGGACGGGAAGAAACAAGATTACCCTCCTTATCATAGAAGGCAGTCATCTTTGCTTCACGGTCAACGAACTTGTAAACCTTCTCGTTAACCATGCTACCCTTCTGCTTGATTTCCTTAAGGAGAGAAGAAATCTCTTCCTTGATAGGCTTCAGCTCTGCCTTTTTCTGCTCACGGAAATCCTTGATTTCCTCCTCGATGTCAGATGCACGTGCAGACTGAAGAGCGAACAGATCCTTCTTCTTCATCAGCTCATCAGAGTTGAATCGCTTGATGAACTCCATCTTCTCAACTGAGTCAGCGTTGTTGGCGAGGAAGTCCTCACGTTCATCCAGGTCCTCATACTCGTGACCTAGTGTTGCAGAGATAGTTGCTTTTTCTTTTGCCATTGTGTTATATGAATTAATGTGTTAATACTCGGAGCCAGCGTCCACGCTTAAATTTCTTGTCCGCGTGAATTCCGAACAATGCTGGTGTTGTTACGCCATTCATCATAGGAAGCACATTGCCCTTCTGCAAAATACTTTCGAAATGTGAAGAAGTGACAGGAGCGTGGCAGATGATGTTCTTCTTGACATCATACAGGTTTCCGTACTTTGACACTACACCCATTACACGTCCTCCTCCATTATTTTCAACAACTCACGGATACCTTCAACGCCAGACGCCTCTCCGTTTTTCACTTTTTCCTTGAGTTCGTCGAGCTTTTTCATCCTAGCGAGGAAAGAGTTCTTCTTGTCCTCAAGCGAATTGAGGCGCTTAGTGATTGCCAGTTCCGGGTTCTCACTGAGAATGATGTCCAATGCGATGCCGGCGAAAAGGTTCGTATTATTCTCCTTCTTGCCTTCATCATCAATCTCGTCGATATCACGAGTAAACTGTTTTTTGCCGTCGATAACCTTCTTGATTTCATTGAACTCAGAAGGATTCTTCGAGATGTCGAATGCTCTGTCAATAAGAGCCTGCTTGTCAATTACTAGACTGACGATAATTTTGTCTTTGTCCATAATTTAAAATATTTATAATTTAACTACTAGTCTTCCTGGTCCCAACCAAGGAGATGTGCGACGAATGCGCATGCAGCGAACATAGCTACTGTTGCTATGAGACTATTGATAATAATAACCATATCTTCTTGTTTTATACCTTATTATATTATATAGCAATCGGACGGTGGATAATCAACGATTTTCCACTCGTTCTTATTTACCTTGATAGCCTTACGGAATATAACGACAGACTCGCCGTTGTGACGTTTCTTGTTGTGAGCGATAAGTCTTGCTACGACAGCCTTGGTCGTTATCGAGAACTCTCTGAGCTTTGATGTGTAGAGGCTCTTGACATCACATATCACAATCTTATCGCCTTCCCTGTAAACGAAGTCGGCAGTATAGTTGTGACCGTAAAGCAATGACCTTCTCTCGTACTTGACCTTGGTCTTAAGCTGCTTTGGTCTCAGCATCCATACAGGCTTGATTGCCGTAATGGTCACCTGCCTATGAATACAGCTTATATTAGGATCATCCAAGATTTTCTGTAAATACAGATATTCTTCCCTGGAATCGTATTCGTTCCCGTCAGGAGCGTAATACTTCTTTGAACCTACGCGTCCCATGTCTTGCCGGCCTCCGCTCCGGGATTTTTAAAAAGCAGATTGATGGCCTCAGAGCCATATCTCTGCCACATTTTGTTACCCCACTGAATGAGATATTCACCCTTTCGGGCTTCGAGCTTACCATCCGTATATTCCGGTTTAAGTCGAACAGTAATATCCCTTCCGTTCTGTTCTATGCTTTCAACGCATTCCAGATTTCGAAGAGCATTAATGTTTTCCTTACTGATTCTTATTGTATTTTTAACTTTCATCTATATAAAACCTCTCCGTTTAGCCAACCACGCAAGGCAGGAGAGGTGATTGCACGTGGTTATTGTGAGATGGAGTAGAAGCCAATGTTAAAGGGAGGAGGGAGAATTTACTCCCTCACTCCCCAAGATAATCAAAAACTGTAAATTTATGGCACTCACAATTAAGTGAGCCACATGCAGGACTCGAACCTGCGGCCTGTCGGTACCTTGGACTGCTCTGACCAACTGAGCTAATGTGGCTTGTACCTCCTACTTTCACAAGCAAGAGGATATTAATACTCAAATTTAAATATAAATGACTTATAAGAAAAAGTGCCGACCTCTGTCAGCTAAATTAGAAATTTACCTACTTGGGAAGCCCAGGGGAGACTCCAACTCCCAACCTCGCGGATAGTACCACGGCTCTATGCAGTTG